TAATCAAGAAACTGTGAGGGCCGAAGCCCTCACATTAATTATTATTGATCTGCAAATGCAGGTACGTCTGCACCTTCTTGGTAACCCCAAATGTAATAGTTTGTACTATCTTTAGCTAAAATATTAATCTCAAATAAACCAAAGTCTGTAAGAGTTAGCTGTGAGTTAGAGTTTCCATCAGAATAAACTGATACGTTATCAGCGTTTGAATCTAAGTGAACAATACCACCAATGAAAAAATTAGTGTTTCCTGGTGTTACGATAATTAGATTTTCTGCTTCTTCTGCAGCACCACCATAGATCAATTTAAAGTGTGCACCAGCAACCGGAGCTGGTAATGTAATTGTTCTATTACTTCCAAGTGCAGGAACTACAAGAGTTCTTCCACTATGTGTTGCATTATCAAGAGTTTTGTCTTCATCTCCTAATGCAACTGGTCCATCACCCATAGTGATGATTTCAGTAATTGCTCCAGTGCTAGAGTTTTTACTTACTGTTTTAATTGTACTTTCAGATCGTACTGGACCTGAAAAAGTTGTAGTTGCCATAATTATATCCTCCTAGTTTCAGAACGTAATCTCTAGGCCGTCGACTATACTCGTTTACGTTCTAATTAATTGTATAGTGTGTTTTTTATACAACAGTTTTTAGTAGAGCGCAAGAGAGCCTGTAATGTGAATTGAATTTATTCAACGATGTAGCTTTTTATTAAGTAGCTACTGAAACTTGAGGAGCTGCATTCTCAATTTTATTTTCTAGATCAGCTTTTTTAGCCTCTGCTAG